ATTCAGCAACAAAATTAGCAACACAGCAAAGTATAAAAAGTTATGTAGATACATTAAAAACTAAATATGATTTTACTACTAGTGTTTCTAATGGTAAATTATTAATTGGTAATAGTTCTGGAAATTATACTGTAAATAATTTAACTGCTGGTACAGGTATTTCAATAACAAATACAAGTGGTAATATTAGTGTTGCTTCTACTATTACTGATACTAATTTTTTTAATAAAACCAGTTCAAACATATTTCCTATTAATACCAGCGATAATTTATTAGTTGGAACTTCAAGTAATACAGCACCTTATAAATTATCAGTTGTAGGCACTGCAAATATTTCTGGTAAATTAACTTTGGAAAGCACTATTAACGATTTAACACTACCTACTGGTACTGATACTTTTTGTTTATTAAATGCTAGTCAAACATTAGATAGTAAAACTTTAACAAATTCTAATTTAGTTTTACCAACTATATCAAGGGTAGCTGGTGGTGGGTTTAGTATGTTGAATGTATTTAATTCAATAATAACACTCGGTAATAGCACAGATACGAGTGAAATTTTGAATGGTATAGCGACTGATATGATTTTAACAACACCAAAAATACAAGATACCAGTAGTAATCATACATATAATATTACTGTTAGTGAATTAGCAGCAGATAGGGAAATAAATTTACCTACATTAAATAGTAATGATACTTTTGTTTTTGCCTCTGTTATACAGACACTTCAAAATAAAACATTGAGTGGTGGGTCTATATCAGCAGCAACTATCAGTGGAAGCACGATTAATAATGATATAAATGGTAATGCTACAACAGCAACAAGTATTAATGGAATAACTACATCAAATATAGTCCAATTAACAAGTACACAAACACTCACAAATAAAACAATTAGTGGTACCTTATTAACAGGTGCGCCTAGTTCATTTATATTTAGAATACACGATTTAAGTTTGAATAATACATATATTATAAGAACAGAAGAATTATCAAGTAATCATAGTTTAACTATACCAGCGATTACTAATGATACAGGTAAATTTGTTATTGATAATTTAGCACAGACACTAACAAATAAGACATTAATTAATCCACAAATAATGGATGCTAATTCTTCGCATAGTTATGATTTTCTAGTTTCTGATTTAACTTCAAATAGAAATATTTTATTACCATTATTAACAACTGATGATACATTTGTTTTTGCTTCACATGAAGAAGTTTTAGAAAATAAAACTATTAAACATCCAGATTTACTAGCAAATCCGATTACATTTAGTCCAGTATCCACTGGTAATAATTTTGATCCTGTATTATTTATGGATGGAAATAGACCGCTTGGTAGCACTATTGCTGGTGGAGCGTTAAATAATGGCGGTCAGTTTAGAAGTTTTTGCTGGGGAGTTGAATCAACAACAAATTCCTATCGTGCATTGGGATTATTCGCGAATAATACAGATAGTTATACTTTTACAGATGGTGCTAATTTTACATTTATGGGATTTTTTACCCCTTTTAGTAAAAATACAGCATATAGTTTTACTGCTTCGCATAGATGTTATAGTGAAAATAATGATTTATATAATGATGATAAAATAGGTTTAATAGTTGTTTCTACTGGAAAATATGATAGTTTATATATAGATAATATAGTAGTGGATAATGCTGTGCCTATTGTTGAATTATGTAATAAAAAAAAATGTAAAAGTGTATTAGGTGTAATAGGAAAATATGAAAAAAAAAATGAAGATCGTGAAGGTATGAATTTTGGGTACGTCCAAATTTCGGATAAAGATAAAGAAAGATTATATATTAATTCTATTGGTGAAGGGGGTATATGGGTTTGTAATACTAATGGTAATTTTGAGAATGGTGATTATATACAAAGTTCTAATATTGCTGGTTATGGTGAATTACAAGACGATGATTTTCTACATAATTATTCAGTAGCAAAAATTACTTGTGATTGCGACTTTGATAATATACAAGAAGGATTTGAAAAAAGAATATTAGAAAATAATGTTATTGCAGTTTTCGTGGGGGCAATATATCAACAAGGCTAATCAAAAAATAAATTTTAATAAAGTAAAATTAAAATTAAAATAAAATATAATTAATATATATAATGTTGTGTAATTGTGATAAAGATATATTACATATTCATTTAGATAGCGAAACAGCAGATTATGAAGACGAAACAAATGGTAAATATAATTTTACTATTAAACTGCCGGTAAAACGACAAAATTATAAACATTTTGTTTTATATGTAGATATTTTAGATATTCAAACAAAAGGTTTAGCAAATGATAGTTATTTACTACACGCAGATTTATTAGAATATAATTCATATAATTCAAGATCAAAAGGCACAAATACAGTTATAGCAAGTATATTTGCTAATGCAACGGGAACTGGAAGAACTACCGATTTCGCACTTAATTATCAAGGAACTACTAAACCTATTATAATTAATAATATACCGCAAAATATAAATATTGAAATAAAAGATATTGACCATAATGCTATTGATTTTAGTAATGCTGCTAATTTTTGGGTATTGGACTTGAGGATTGAGGCCTATTATTAAAATCTAACTTATATATAATGAATAAATTAACAAATAGACAATATCACGAATGTTTAAATTATATAGATTTAGAAATACCACAAGCAATTAAATATGGAAATGAATTATTAGATAGAATACCATTTAATCAAATAGAACAGAATGAAGAAATAGAGAAATTAGATATTGAGGAATTAATACCAAAGTTAAATTTAAACTTACCAGAAGGAAATTTGAAATTAATGGAAAAGTATTTTATAGAAGAAAAAGACCATATTAGTTTAACAGAATTATTAAAAACACAAGAACCATATAACAAATTAGACCCAATTTTATTATATTATTATTGTAGAGAATTAGTAGGTAATCCAGTAAAAGGAGTAGAAAAGAAAAGAATTAAAAACGATATTAAAGTATTAAAAAAAGCAACTAAACAAATAGAGAAAAATAGAGTAAAATTTGAAACAAGAAAATCTACTATTGAATTTTTATAATTATATAATATAAATGGATTTAAAGAAACTTATTAAGTATTCCAAAGAAAAGTTGTGGAGAGAAAAAAATAAGGAACGATTTAGAAAATATATGAGGGAATATATGAGAGAATATAGACAAAAGAAAGATAAATATGTAGTTAAATCTACTAGAAAAATTGAACCAAAAGTAATTTATTTTTTAAAACGAGAAGATTGTAGTACAACTATTAGTTTTGATTAACGAATTCTAAATACTAATCAATAGTATAAATAAAAAAACGTCAAAATACGTCAAAACGTCAAAATAGACCCATATTTTAAAAAGTCCAATGGAAAATTTGAATTTCTAATAGACTTTTCAAAAAAGGGTGTTATTTTAACGGCATCGTTAATTTTAACGGCGTTTTTATTTTACTATTAGTTTTGATTAACGAAAGAAATAATTTTAACATTTCCATTTTAAAAATAATTAATTAAATTATATAATATGGCAAATCCAGCATCAGTTCAATACTCGACCAGCCCAATTGAGGCGACCGCCGCAGAGAGCGAATTAGTCATTTTTAGAAGTGAATTAAATTCCTACAACCCAACAAGCAACAAATTTATTCGTATTAATTTACCAGTAGCAGACAAGAGCTGGATTGATTGGTCTGATAGTGTCCTATCTCTTAAATTTACCAATCGTTCCAGTGATACTGGTAGCAGTGCTACTGATAGTGCGGTTAGAACTCAATTATCTAATTTAATTAAATCCATTTCCATTCTCAACTCTCAAGGAGAGCAGATAGAATATATTAACAATTATAATTTAATCGTGAATATTATGGATGATTACACCGTTGGTGAAAATCACAAAAAAGGAGTAGACCAGATTTTAAGCGGTGGTTCGCCTAATGGAGACCCTGCTGGCGCGACAGTAATAGCTGGTGCTTCTGGAGCAAGTGAAGCTGATGGTAATTCTTTAACTATGGTAGATAGTCTAATGACTGGTTTCACCTCGGGTCAATACCTATTGCCTCTAGGTTATCTAGTAGGACAAGCCCCAGCTATCATTATAGAATTAGAAGATGCGGCAACCGCATTAGTATTAAATGATCCAACAAACACTACTGCTGCTTACAAAGTGGAAGATGTCCAGATTAGAGCTAAACAGATTAGATTTAACAGTGCTTTCAATCAAATGTTCGAACAGAATTTAATGGAAGCTGGTGCGGTTGGTGTAAATTACATTACTGAAACTTTCCTACATAACCAAGGTTCTATCTCTAGCGGTTCTAATAGTCAGCAAAATGTTCCATTTTCCGTTAATCCTAGAAGTGCTAAATACATTTTAGCTGCTGCACGATTAGAAGCTGATGTTCTTAATGGTGATAAATATTCACTTGGGACAAGGTCATCAATGGCTATAAACCAATATTCTTGGGAAATTGCTGGAAAATTATACCCAACTCAACCCATACAAGTATCAAATACCAATTACTCCCAAGCCTATGCTAATGTATTGGATTGTTTAGGACAAATTGGAAATGTAGCTCACAATAGTTTAATTACCGTTTCCACGGCCAACACCCTTTTCTATAGTGAAACACAAGGAACAGAACAGAAATTTGTAGCTGGTTTGGTATTAGAGGACTTTAATAGTGCTAATAATGCTTCTACTTACAGTGGTGCTAACCTTTCAACCGTTGGCCAGATGTCTTTTAGACCTCAATTAGGAGCTTCTGCTTCTGGTGCTTACCGTATAGATTTCTTTACCTCTTGTGATATGTCTCTTCATATTACTTTCGACGGTAGGTTATATTCGGTGCGATAATCGTCCTTCAACTATTTACTTTGATTAAAAAAAATTGAAAATAAATATATATATTAATTATAATGTTTAGAACAGGAAATAGACCAACAGGTAAAAAACTAAATTCAGTAAGAACTGCCCAAATAGGAATGGTAGAAAATTATATTACTCAACCCCCAACAAATGTAGCGGTAGTCAAAGGAGATGTAGTTGTTGCTCCAAACTTTACTTATAAAAATAGATTTAGTTAAATAATATTAATTTATTTATTCTTTGTTAATATAAATGGTTAAACCAACATATATATTAACAAAGTCTAATGTAAAAGGAAAAAGATTTAAAATAATAATGGAAGATCATTCTCATTCGTTCGGTTCTAAAGGAGGAAAAACATTTATAGACGGTAGAACAGAAAAAGAAAGACAAGCATGGGAAAGTCGCCACAAAAAAGATAAAAATTATAATAGCAAACATAGTGGGATATATCATTCCAGAAAATTATTGTGGACAGAACCAACTTTAGATAAAGCTGTTAAAAAATATGAAAAAGAGCATAATGTAAATTTAATATTAGAAATAGATTAAAAAAATTACAAGTTAATATATACTTTAATTTATAATGTTTGGTTCTGTATTTAAATCTATTGGGAAAAAAGTTGTAAAAGGTTTATCTAGAAGTATTCCAAGAATTATAAAAGGTATTAAGCAAGGTATTCCAACTATTACAAAAGGTATAAAAAGTGGATTTACAGGGGTAAAAAGTGGATTACAAGCTGTTATTAAAAAAGGACAAAATATAATAAAACGATCTAAAAATTTATTTAAATCTAAACCTAAACCAAAAGGAGTAGTAAAAGAAAAAGTTATTCAAAAAGGTGGACGTGTTATTAGACCAACAGAATTTAAACCTTATCCGCCCAGACCTGCTGGAACTTTTGATGAAACTTTATTAAAAGTAAAACCAATAAAAGATATACCAAAACAAGGTATAGTAAAACAAGGTTTAGGAAAAAGACAAAGATTAGAATTAGCAAAAGCCGCATTAAAATCAGGAAAACCTGTAAAAAATTTATTTTAAATATTAGCAGTGAAAAAAAAATAAATTGAGATTATTATTGTATATAATTAATATATGAGTTGGTTTAGTAGTGTTGTTCGTTCTGCTGTTCGTGGCGGGTTAGT